TGGTATCATACTAACAGCGCCAGAAAAAAGGCACAAAAAAACGGCCACCCCAATTAAGGGATGACCAATGGATTACATAACGAACGGTGAATCTCGAATTTTTTCCTCAGCTATTGATAGGTGCCGATCGAGAATGTCGTTAGCCTTTCTCAGACGTGCAACCGTTTCTTCCAATTCTTTTACTTGTTCAAGTAAAATATCGCGTTCTTGTTTATAGCAAATTGTATACTTAACACCTTCTGACATTCGTTTTCCTTTCAAAAGTTATGGGGGCTAGCATTGCCAGCCCCCTGTTAAGATTATACTGTGAAACCTGAAGTTTTCAGGGCCTCTTGCAAGGCTTTCTTGTATACCTTGTAATCAGTTTCGGTGGTGCCTTTACGCTTGCGGCTCAAGGCTTTCTTGTTTTCAGGCTTTTCAAGGAATGACATGGCACTGTCTAACATATTGTTAAACTTTTTGGCCGTCGATGTTTTGGCCTTTGCCTTAATCTTTGCCTTCCCCTTGTCATCGACCTTTTCGATATCGGTTGTTCTACCCGCAGTTTCTTCAAACAAGGCCGCATCTTGTCGTTTCATCATTTGACATTTAAAATCAGTGATCGCGCCACCGATATCGGTTGATGCGTGGGCGCGGCCTTTGCCTTTCAAGATAGCTTCAAACAATTCCCTGATTTGTTTCCAGCTTTCTTTGCTGGCAATGCTCAGGCCGTTGTCCACGTTGGACGCTGTAGGCGATACAAGTTCCCGCCATGATACGTCTTTCTTGAGCGTGTCCATCGCTTCCCCGAATACCTTGCCGGTATTGTTTTCACTATCATAGCGGGCAGTGTATGCAGCTTCAATTGAGGCAATGATTGCGGGCTGGATAAGTACGTTTGACATATTGTTTCCTTTCAAGAAACTTATAGACGTTACCATGATCGGTCGTTCCTATAACTAAGTAATGCCTGATATTCTTTATCATGTATATAGATGTGACCGCCTCATACCTCACTGTAATAGACTATAGCCTAAGTATTGACACGCGATACATCCAAACCAACCCAAACCAAACCAAACCGAACCAACTCAATCCATTTAGGGAATTCCCTAAATCGCTGGTATCGGGGAGGCACCCCCGCCCCACCCCCGCGCTGTGACAATGGGACTCCGTATACGCTTTGTAATACTAATACACTCAAACGATTACAAAATTCTCAAAACCCCCCACCCTGTTTTTAAAACCCTTGTCAAAAAATTTTTTGTACCCTACTATTCAGTATCGGTTAACAACCTGCGATGTAATATGACAATGAATCTTACCCCAGAAGTGGGTGTACCCTTAGATGACGAGCCAAAACACATGTCTTTGCCAGATCGGGTTGAGGCAATGGACAACACAGTATCAGAATTAGAGGTACATGGGCTCACAATTGACTACGAGGAACAGGATAAAGAGGTTGCCGCCACTCTAGCCACCTCATATGCACAAGACCCTGACCTTACCGCTAATAAAGTTACACACGCTCGCGCGGCTACGTTGACCCCTGCAAGTATACGGCTAACAAAAAGCATAATAACAGAGTTTAATCACTCTGTGGTTGAATCTTCTAGGCAATTACGCAACTTAGTCACGAACAAACTAATACTTGAGACCGATAACCCCGATGCAAAAGTCCGTATGCGTGCATTAGAGCTACTAGGTAAGATATCGGACGTAGGTTTGTTCACTGAGAAGTCTGAAGTAACTATTACACACCAGACAACGGACGATATTAAAGAAAAATTACGCGTAAAGCTCGCTAAATTGGTAAATCCAGAGCCAGAAGTTGAGGATGCAGTGCTGTTGGAGGGCAAAGCAGTAGATATAGACGAAGAATTTGGGTTTGATGACGATGACTGAAGGTTTAGACTTCACCGAATCCGAAATTCAGACTATGTTAGACAATCTAGACGTGTATTCTCCTGAAGAAGTGGCAGAGATTGATCGTATGGTGGAGGAATTGTCCGCCAGAACCCGTAACAGGCACGCACATAACGATTTAATAGCCTTCTGCAAGGCTATGATGCCTGATTATATAGTAGGTAAACACCACCGAATACTCGCAAACATGCTTATGGCTATTGAAGCAGGGAATAAAGACCGTATTTGCGTCAATATACCCCCCAGACATGGTAAATCACAGCTAGTTTCCATCATGTATCCTGCTTGGTTTCTCGGTAGAAACCCTAATAAGAAGGTTATGATGGTGTCTCACACGACTGATTTGGCAGTAGATTTTGGGCGTAAAGTGCGTAATTTGATCGCCACAAGCGAGTATAGTTCGATATTTCCTACTGTGAGGCTCGCGCAAGACAGCAAATCTGCAGGTAGGTGGAATACAAATGTCGGCGGTGAATACTATGCTTGCGGTATCGGTTCTGCTCTCGCTGGTCGCGGTGCTGATCTTTTGCTTGTTGATGATCCTCATTCTGAGCAGGATGTTATTAACGGTAACTTCTCTGTCTTTGAAAAGGCCTACGAGTGGTTCACTTTCGGAGCGCGTACCCGACTCATGCCGGGAGGAAGGGTAGCTATAATTCAAACCCGTTGGCATATGGACGATCTTACGGGGCGTGTTGTCAAAGATATGTCTAATAATGAACGGTCTGATCAGTATGAAGTTGTTGAATTCCCAGCAATATTAGACATAAAAAATAAAAAAACAGGTAAACAAGTTAAAAAACCCCTGTGGCCTGAGTTCTTTGATATGGAGGCGTTACTGCGCACTAAGGCCTCTATGCCTGTGTTTCAGTGGAACGCGCAGTATCAACAGCAACCTACCGCTGAAGAAGCCGCACTTGTTAAACGAGAATGGTGGAGGGAGTGGACCGAGGAACGTCCTCCTTCTTGTGAGTACATCATAATGTCGCTTGATGCCGCTGCCGAGAAACATAACCGTGCAGACTATACAGCCCTTACTACGTGGGGGGTGTTTTTAAATGAAGAAGACTCCACATATAATCTTATATTGTTAAATAGCATAAAACAGCGTATGGAGTTCCCAGAACTTAAAACGCTTGCCATGGAAGAATACAACGAATGGGAACCAGATTCGTTTATTGTAGAGAAGAAAAGTTCAGGTGTAGCTCTGTATCAGGAGATGCGGCGTATGGGTTTACCTGTGTCTGAATACACTCCACATAGAGGATCAGGAGATAAACTGGCCCGTCTAAATGCTGTAGCAGACATAATAAGATCAGGGCTGTGTTGGATTCCTCAGACACGTTGGGCGGAAGAAGTTGTAGAAGAGATAGCAGGGTTCCCGTTTATGAGTAATGATGACCTTGTGGATTCAACGGTTATGGCGTTAATGCGGTTTAGGCAAGGCGGGTTTATACGGTTGCCTTCAGATGAACCCGAAGACGAAGTATACTTTAAACAACGCCGCGGCGGATATTATTAGGAGATTTTGTAGTGGCTATTGAAAGAGGTTTATACGCTTCCCCGTTGGGTATGAGTGGTTTAGACGGCGTTGAGGAAATGGAAATCCCAGAAATGGAGATTGAAATTGTCGATCCAGAAGCTGTTACTCTATCTGATGGTAGTATGGAGATAACACTTATTCCGGGTATGGACGCGGATATGGGTGCGTTTGATTCTAATTTAGCTGAATCTATGGAAGAGAAAGAGCTAAATTTACTGTCAAATGATCTTATTGGGCAAGTACAATCTGATGTAGATAGCCGCACCGATTGGGCAGATACTTTTGTAAAAGGCTTAGATGTATTAGGGTTTAAGTACGAGGAACGTACTGAGCCATGGGAAGGCGCTTGTGGGGTTAACTCTACAGTGTTGGCAGAAGCGGTTATTCGTTTCCAAGCAGAAACCATGTCTGAGACGTTTCCCCCCGCAGGACCAGTTAAAACTAAGATATTAGGCGAAGAGACTAAAGAAAAACAAGAAGCTGCCGACAGAGTACAGGCAGATATGAACTATGAGCTTACCGAGAACATGGTGGAGTACCGCCCTGAACACGAGCGTATGCTCTATAGTCTTGGCCTAGCTGGGTCAGCGTTTAAAAAGGTCTACTATGACCCGAATATTGGGCGGCAGGTAGCTCTGTATATATCAGCAGAAGATGTAATTGTCCCTTATGGCGCGTCTAATATTGAGTCAGCCGAGCGTGTTACGCACGTTATGCGTAAGACAAAGAACGAACTAAAGAAGTTACAGGCCGCAGGGTTTTATAAAGACATTGATCTTGGCGAGCCGGAATCTTTTCATACAGATATTGAGGAGAAAAAAGCCGAAGATGGCGGGTTTTCCCTCAGTAATGACGATAGATATACCCTTTATGAGGTACATGCTGACCTTTTGATTGAGGGTATAGATGACGAAGATGATATTGCTAGGCCTTATGTTGTTACTATTGAGCGTGGTAGTAGTGAGGTATTAGCCGTTCGTAGGAATTACAACGAAGATGACCCTCTCACTTTGAAGCGGCA